TGACATGGCCGTGGTCGAGGCCGAGCTCGAACACCTCATTTCGCGGTTTGACGTGCGGAAGATCGGCGTTGATCCGCACCCAGCGCAGGCGCGCGACGTGCGCCGGTGGATGGATCGAGGGTGGCCGGTCTACCCCATTGACCAAGGGATCCGCACAATGGCACCTGCGTGGAAGTTGTGGGGTGACCTCCTGAAATCAAAGCAGCTCTACTACGAACCCGATCCGGTGCTCCGCTCGGCGCTCAACGCGGTGCGGATCGTGTGCGACAACGTGGGAAACAAGCGGCCGGTGAAGGGGAAATCGTCGCACAACACCGATGCCGTGGTAGCGGGAAACATGGCTGCGCTCCTCATGGAGCACCACCACGTGCGCGAGGCCACCGGCCTGGCATCGAGCGCGTGTCCCATTGGCTAATTAGCGTTCGTATGGAGTTGTCGTATTCGGGGTTGACGAGCCGAGGCGAATGTGTTCCCTCCGTGCGTGGGCTTCCTCTCACGCATCCTCGGGTTCCAGTCTGCCGTAGTTGTTTACGCGCAGCCGAACCAGTACGTGACCTCCGTGGATCCGTACGAAATCCCCGCGGTGGTGCGCGCGACGCAGCTCCTATCCACCGACGTGGCGCGCCTGCCGGTGCGCGTCGAAACAGAAGACGGCACCCCGGTTGCCTCGCCGATTGTGGATCTCCTCACCCGGGAAGCAAGCCGGTGGCAGACGGGTTTCGATTTCCGCCGGTACCTCACGGCGCAGGCGCTCTCCACCGGTAACGGCATCGCGCTCATCCGGCGCGACAACCGCGGTGAGGTGGTCGAGCTCACCCCCATCGCGGCCGGGATGACCACCGCGCTCATCGACGATGACGGGGTGCACTACAAGATCGCCGGCGCCATGCTCGAGGCCGATCAGGTGCTGCACGTCGGGTGCTACCCAAACATCCGCAACCCGGCGTGGTACCGATCCCCCATCGACAGCTGCACGGCCGCGTTCGCGCTGGCCGCCGATGAGAACGCCGCACACGCTGGCCTCGTGAAGACCGGCAGCACCGGCAAGGTGGCCATTTCGCACCCCGGTGCAATGTCGGATCAGACCGTGGCCGCAATCCGCGACGCGTGGCAGAACATCCACGCGACCGCCGACGGTGCCTCGCGGCCGCTCATTCTCCGCGAGGGGATGAAGGCCGAGAAGCTGTCGCAGGAAACGGCCTCGACCATGATCGAGTCGCGCCGGTTCTCAATTCAGGAAGTGGCTCGCGCCTTCGGCATCCCCCCCGAGATGTTGTACCAGCAGGGTGGTGGCGCGCTGACCTCGCAGGCTGAAACGATGCGTGCGTATCAGGAGGGTGGGATCCTGCAATGGGTTCGTGCGTGGGAGTCGGAGCTCACGCGCAAGCTCCTCCCCCCCGGCCAGTTCCTGCGGTTCGACATCGACGCGCTCATGCTCGGCAATTTCGTTGACCGCACCGACGCGTTCCAAAAGGCCGTGATGTCGGGAATCATGTCGCCGAACGAGGCACGCGTGCGCCTCGGCCTGCCGCCGCTGAACGGCCTCGATGATCCGAAGCCGCTGATGCCAGGAGCCGCAAGCGCGGTGGCCAACAACGAAACCGGCAAAGACAACGAAACGGGGGAAGACGATGCGAATTGAGCGCCGCGAAGTGCCTTTCGACGTTGACACCGACGGCAATGCCATCGGCGGCTACGCGGCCGTTTATGACGCCGAGAGCAACCCAATTCGGGATCCGAACCTCAACGGCGGGAAGCCGTTCACCGAGCTCGTGGAAGACGGCGCATTCGACGATTCGCTCGCCGACGGGAACGTGCAGCTCCTCGTGCAGCACGATCCCTCGAAGCTCGTCGCCGACACGCGCTCCGGCCTCATGCGCCTCCGCTCCGACGATAAGGGGCTCGCGTTCGACGTGACGCTGCCGGATACCACCCTCGCCGCCGACACTCGCGCCCTCGTGCGCGCTGGAGTGCTGCGCGAAATGTCGTTTGGTTTCTACGCGCGCGCGGATCGCTGGAGCGGTTCGCGGCGCACCCTCACGCGCGTTGACTTGAGGGAAGTGAGCATCGTTTCCGCAGGCGCATATTCGCAAACGAGCGCCGAAGCAAGAACCCTGCAGCGCATCAGCGCTGCGATCCGTTTGCGATTGAGGACTACCCCATGAAGCTGACCGAAATGTACGCGAAGCGCGACGCGCTGACCGCCGAACGTGATTCCATTCTCGCCTCCAACGCGCTGACCGTCGAGCAGGAAGCGCGCGGCATGGCCGTCGCAAACGAGCTCGACGTGCTCCTGCCGCAGATCCGTAAGGCGCAGTTTGCCGAGCGCGTCGCAACGCAGGCAGCAGTCTCCGGCATCGACAGCGCCTCCGAGGAGCGCGCCACCGAGCAGCGCGCCACCACGCGCTACCGCGACCAGTTCATTGCGTACATGCGCGGCCAGGGACCGGCTCCCGAGCTGCGCGAAGTGAACACCACGATGACCGGCACCATCAGCGCGGGAACCCTTATCCCCAAGGTGTACGAGGACGGCATCCTGAAGTACCTGATGGCGAACACCGTCGTGCGTAACCTCGCCGACATCCGCACCGGCGTGCAGGGCTACCCCACGGTTCGCTGGAACACGCTGGAGCCGAGCAGCTTCACCAACGCGTGGACTGGTACCGACGTTGGTGCCGCCAGCAGCGCCAACGACACCGGCGCCACCAGCACCGATCCCGGTTTTGCCGAGAAGGCTTTTGCTCCGCAGCCGGTGCTGCCGTTCACCACGGTGAGCCGTCAGACGCTGATTCAGTCCAATTTCGACGTTGAAGCCGAGGTCATCGACACTTTGCAGCGCCAGCTCGCAAAGAACCTCGAATGGGGCTACGTCGCCGGTAACGGTTACACCGCCACCACAAAGCAGCCGACCGGCATCTTCAAGCTGGACAGCAACTGCCAGCAGGTGGACGCTGGTACGGCCGCTACCGGCCTCACCCGGCAGAAGCAGCTCGACAAAGCCGTGACCGTGGCAAACCTCCTCGCCATGCGTTACAACAAGCTCTCCGCGGCCTACTGGAACGCGCCGAATACGTGCTGGATCATGCCGCAGGACGTGTACGCGGCCGTGAGCTCCCTCACCAGCGGCATCTCGAACAGCGTGGTGCCGATCTTCGCGCCGAGCTCCGACTATCAGGCGCTCCCCAACGCCGCTCCCATGACGCTCTTCGGCCTGCCGATCTACGTCACGGAGTACGTGAGCATCGACCTCTCTGCGAACGCCACGCAATGCATGGCCGTTCTCGGCAACATCACCGACGCGTACTCGATCCGCGAATGGGGTGGCATGACGATGATCCGCGACGAAATCTCGGTTGCTTCCAGCGCGCGAATCAAGTTCTACGCGATGGCGTTCGCGCAGGGTGCAGTTACCCGCTCGAAGGCGCTCGTGCAGCTCAAGGTAACCAACGCCACAGGCTGATTCGATCCTCCCCATCCGCCGGGGTGGTGGGCTTTCGAGCTCACCACCCCGGGAGGGTTTCATGTGACGCTCACCAGCACCCAGCTTTCGGAAATCCGCACGTGGGCTCGGATTTCGCACACGTTCGACGACGCGGCAATCCAGCTGGCGTACGACGCCGCCGTGGTCGAGCTGGAAACGCGCACCGGATGGTGCTACGAATCCGTGCAGCGCACGCAGTACGTGGCACGCGAGCCGGTAGACGATGCGGTGCGTATCCCGTACGTTTCCTACGTGCAGCCGACGGCCTCCAGGCTGATTCGGCTGGCGCGGCAACCGGCCACGGCGTGCACCGGCGTGGACGGCAACGGCGCAGCCATCACGCTCACGCTCGTGGAGGTGGACGGCATCAAGTTTGCGAAGGTGGCCACCGGCCTCGTGTACCCGCTCACGCTCACGGTGACCGCCGGTACCGGCACGCTGGATCCGCTCCTCAAGCTCGCGTTGTTGCAGCGCGTCGTGCAGCACGTGCAGAGCCGCGGCGATGACACGATTTCGCTTTCCTCCGATTACTGGGACAACATCACCCGGATGATGGGGAAGGGGATCGGCTGATGCCTTCCCATATCCCCACCGGGATGCTGCGGCTATACGTGGTGCTTCAGGCACCGACGGTGACGCAGGACGCCTACGGTCAAGCCTCCACGTCGTGGCTTAACGTGGCCAGCTTGCGCGCGCACGTGGACGGCGCACGCGAAGCCGAGACAATGTACGAAGGCGGCATCGCAACGCGCTCTGATTACACGTTCATCACCGGGTGGTATCCGAACGTCACCACCCAGCACCGGCTGAAGTGGACGGATCAAGGCCGCGACCGGATATTCAACATCCGCGCGTGCTGGGATCGAGATCAGCGCCAGCGCCGTCTGCAGATTGAGGCCACGGAGGTGCTGCCGTGACCGCTACCCATGTCACCATGACCGCGCAGCTACACGCCAACGAGCTGCGCGCCGCGCTGAAGGGGCTCGCGCCGAAGGTGCAGCAGAACGTGCTAAAGACCGGAATGCGGAAAGCGCTGACGCCGCTCCGCAACGAGCTGCGGAGCGCGTGGAAGTCCGCACCGTTCAAGGGTAAGGATCCGCACCGGCAGGCCATTGCGTCGGCCACTACGGTGGACGTTCGCCGCGACGGTGGAGGCGCGAAAGCGCCTATTGTCGCGCGCGTCGGCGTGAAGTACGGCCACGGCGGCGGCGCAAAGGCCAAGGGACGGCAAAAGATATGGCATCTCCTGGAGGCCGGGTTCTCTCGGTTTCAGAAGGGTGAGAACGCCACCAAGGCATACGCGAACTACGTCAACAAAGACGAACGCCGCGGGTACCAGCAGTACGTGAAGGTAAATCGCGCCGCGATATGGCAGAAGGTGCCGAAGGCCGACCGCGGCAAGGCGCTGCGCGCCATGTTCGCAGACGCGCGCGCCAAGTTCCCGACGTTTGTCGAGGAGCGCAAGGCGCGCGCCGAGCGCAGGAAGACAGCCACGCGCTCCAGCGTTCCCGGCAAGTGGATCTCGAAAGCCGTTGTGCAGCGCAGTCTCCGCGCGTACATGGAGCGCGTGCGGAATGCGTGCCTTGCCGCTGCCGCGCAGGCGTTGGGGGGTAAGAAGTGACCACCCCAAACCCCACAATTGCGCGCATGGTCAAGGAGATCTACGGCTACGTGGCCGCGAACAACATCAACGGCGTCACGTTGTCTCCCCATTGGAGGATCCAAGGCGATGCCATGCCGGTGGTGGTGTATGAGCTTGTCGGCGCCGATTGGGTGTTCATCACCCAGGGACGCACCCCGATGGCAACCATCACCATGCAATTCAGCTGCGTCGCGGCCGAGCTCTCCGACGCGCTGGAATTGGCCGACGATGTTGCGCAGCTCGTGAGCACCCGCCGCACCCGTAACGGCGTGACGTTCTGCGCCGAATCCGTTTCCTACCGCGCATCCGATGCCGTTCCCGACGATGGATCCGGCGACCGCGAGCGCACCATGACCGTAACAACCGTTCTACACGTCGAGGATTCCAACTAATGGCACGCACATACACCTACACCCCCGGCATCGGCGGCACGCTCTACATCAGCACCGCAGACGGCACCAATCAGGCAGGAACCACCACCGCAGTTCCGGTGCAGAATGTCACCATCGACTACAGCCGCGGCGAGATCGACGTGACGCAGACCACCGATATGTACACGGTGGCAATGGCTGGACGCATCACGCGCAAAGTGAGCTGCACGATGCTGGTGACATCCGGCGCGGAGACGTTCCTCGGCCACGTGATGTCCAACACCACCGGACAGCGATTCTCCCTCAAGTTCAACGACGGCAACGACACCGAGACATTCATCCAGCACCTTATGTGCACCTCGGCCTCGCGCTCCTACGACAACAGCGGCGCGGCCACGATCTCATTCCAGTTCACCGAAGCCGTCGCCAAGTAATCCCATGCCGCTCCCAGCAAACGCATTCAACGACGGGTGGCGAAAGGCCACTATCCCCGGCATCGGCGAGATCGAGGTGCGCCGCGCGCTCATGCGCGACATGGCCTCGGCTCCGCACGATCGCTACTGGTGGATCCGGTGCGCGCGATGCCTCGACGGTACGCCGCTCCTCGAACCCGGCACCAGCGCCGAAGAGCTGCGCGCCGATGTCGGGAATGCCATCATCGAGGAGGTGATGGCTGACCGTTTTACACAAGCGCAGAGCGGCGACTGTGGCGAATTGCCTCTCCCGAGCTGCGCATGACAATGCCGATTGGCCTGATGGCCGAAACAACAACCGAGGAGCGCATCGAAAGGCTCCTCCTCACCCTGGCGTGCGTGCTGACGAAGCAACCAGCTCATAAGGTGGCACCGTGGCTAATGACCTGAAGGCAGTAGTGCAGATCTCGGCGAACACCGACGGCCTCATCAAAGGCGTCGACGGTGCGCTACAGAAGATCGACGCGATGTCGAAACACACCGCGACGATGGCCGGCATCATGTCGGCCGAGAAGCTCATCGGCCTTGCGAAACAAATGTGGCACGCGGTGCAGGAGCGCTCCGAGCACCTCGGCAAACTTGCGCAGGCGTATTCCCCCGAGGCCATGAACGCAACGGCGCAGGCCGCGGTGGCGCAGATGAAGGCCGACCAAAAGGTGGGTTTGGCCATGGGTGAATCCGAAACAGGCATACAGAACATGAAGGCCGAGAATGCGGCAAAGCAGGCTGAACGCGTTGCCGCAAACGCCGAGAACATCGGCGGCGGACGCATCATGCTGGCGGCGATCACCGAGAACATCGGGAACGCCTATGACGGAATTGTTGATGGCGTGCTCGCCGGATTGAACGGCGACAACAATGGAAGCGTGATCTACGGCATCGGCGAATCGTTCGGCGAGGCGACCGGCTCCACCGATATGCTTGCCGATTCACTCACGCCGGTGGTGTCGTGGCTCGATGAAATTGCATCGAAGCTGGGAGGCGACTAATGGGAGCTCTAAAGACGATCCGCCATCGCTCTTCGCAGAATTACCGCGTTGGGAAGCCGGGACAGCCGTTGTGCCTTACCGAGGTGTACATCGTCACGTGGGTGCCGACCGGCACCGAAACAATGGCCAGCTACCCCGGCGACGGTGCCGTCATTGCGTCGGCATCAATTCCAACCAGTTCCACGTACCCCGTGCGCGTGCCGCAAGTGCAGGAGCGCTACCCCGGGTGCGATCCGAACCTCATGTGGCTGGTGGTTGAATCCGTCGATTGGAAGCCGAACACGCAGGCTCAATATTCGTGGACGGTTACTGTCGAGTGGGAATCGCGGCTGGAGTTCATCTACAGCGACGCAACCAAAGAGCCGCTTCCGTGGACGCGAATTACGCGCACGTGCAAGCTGCGGCAGATGCAGGCGTGGAGGCTCGGAGCATCTATTCCGGCAACTATCGCCAGCTACGCGTGGCCTCCTACGACAGACATCGGCGGCACCAAAGTGGATATCCACGGAGCACCCATTGTGCGCCAGGTGCCTCAGCAGGAAATCGTGTGCGAGTGGTTCTACGATCGCACGTTCTCGGTGGATGAAAACGACGATCCAGCACCGGAGCCTTCGGCGCTCATCACCGGGTGGCTCGGCCTCCGCAATTCGGAGCCGTTCCTCGGCATGGATCCCGGCTACGTGGTGTGCACCGGCCTATCACTCTCGCCGGTGAACAATCAGACCTACATAGCGCAAGCGCGTTTCCTCTTTGATTGGCTCGGCCATTACGAGCAGCGCTGCGCGCCGAACAGCGGCGGCGCTAACTTCATTACGGCGACGGCCAATTTCATCGGTGTGACGTTCATGCAGGCCACAAAAGTGGCGTGGTTCCAGCCGTTCCCGCAGACCGACAACCTCTCGAAGATGTTCCCCGCGGCGGTGTACGAATCGTTCACCACCGCGAAGCCGAACTACAACGCCACGTGCGCCGTCGGCGGACGCGATCTCACCGGCCGCAACCCCGACTACACCCAGTACCCGGGAGCCTCGTGAGTCACCAGCGGCCTATCTTCACCACCGGCCTGTACGGCAAGGCGAACCACGTCGTGATGAACGGCATGGTGGAGGCCGTGGAAACGGTAGGGGATTACCGCGGCGCGCTCGAATGGGCTCGACAGCAGCTCGCCGAGGATCCGCAGACCATGCGGAGCTTTCCGGCGGTGCTCTCCTCGGCGGCGTCTATGGGCGCTGGCACGTACCGGTGGACGTACTCCGGCTCGCGTGCGGTGTTCTTGTCGAGCGGCAATCCGCAAGTGGAATCCATCAACGACAGCACGGACGGGTTTTCGGGTGCGTACAACCTCCGAGAGCTCTTCAATCAGACGAACCCAGTAGACGGCATGAATCCAACGGTTTCCCCCGAAGTTACCGTTGGTCCGGTTGGTTCCACCTACACATCCACGAACACCTGGAGCGTGACCTCGTTGAAAGCTGTAGTGATCATGTACGTGACCCTCGACAAGCAGGGAAACGTGTTCCGATTCTTCGACCGACCGAACCCAGTTCGGTGCAAGGAGTGATGCAATGTTTCACGGAATGATGGGCAACGCAACGGTGCGCGGCGGCGAGGACGGCGGATCCGGGTTCACCGGCGTGACGCTCAATTTCGGAACGCTCGATTCCGTTTCCTCGATGGAGATCCCACCGCATTGGGCTAACGACGTGGGAGGCTCCTCGGTGAAAGCCGAAGCAAACAACGTCTCTCTTTCGCAGCTCACCAACGGCGCGACGATCACCCTCACGGCGGTTTCCAATTCGGGGAACCCGGTGACGCTTCTCTATTACGCCAAAAACGACGGTGCGACCGTCACCTATTCCGGTGGGTTCACGGTGACCGCATCGGACACCCTGAAGATCGGCGCAGCGCCACCGGCTGGCCTTGACGGCTACGGCACCATCCTCGTGAATTCAAACGGTACCGTTGTCGGGAATATCGACTATTACTGGAGCGCCGAAGGGTGAAGCTCGCCGCGGCCATGCTCCCGCTTGCGCTCGCCGGTTGCGCCTCTCATACGGCGCAGATCGCGGCATCGGCAAACGACGTACGCGCGGCCGCGACATCGGCACGCGCGCACCTCGACGCGGCCAGCGCGAAGCTGGAGCTGGTCGAGGCCGCGGCCGCAAACGTTACTGTGCAAGTGGGGTACGTCTCCGACGATTCTTCCCCCATCGTTGAAAGCCTCCGCTACGGCTCCTACATCGCTGGCGCGCTCGCGCTCGCCAGCGTGGTGTATTTCCTCAAATCCAAGATCTGACCTATGACCACCACGCAGCTCACCGTTTGGTTCGGCACGCTCCTCGGCGTGATGTTCATGGCCGGGTGCACGTTCGGCTACTCGTTCCACCGCGCCAAGGCGCAGAAGGTTTCCCATGCTCGCAAGTCTCCTCGTCGCTGATTGGTCAGACACGCTTGGCGGATTGTGGTTTGGCCTCGCTATGGGCGGCGCTGGCCTCATTGCCGGATTCGTCACCTGCAACCGCTCGAAGAAGTGATGCAGCGCCGTTGTAATTGTTCCCCGCAAAGCAACGCGACCGACTGCACGGCGTCGTATCCGTCGCCGTTGGCCGGTTGCACCAAGCCGAAGTGGCGCGTGTCGTGCTACGCGTACGGGATGAAAGGCGTGGTATGGGGATCCGGCCAGCACGGATACTCCGACGGTGGTTGCCTCGATTGCTTCAAAGGCCAATGCGTGCTGAGCACCTTTAACGAGGGGTGGGTGGATGCGCCGGATCCGTACGCCGAAGGCCAATGCATCGACGCCAACACGATCTCGGATATGTGCGTCAAGTACGCGCAGGGCGCCGCAGTCCAACCGTCGTACGACGGCTATCACGTCATCGACTTCACCGACGTGCCGCTACAGGGCTCCAACGTGGTGTACGAAGATCAGAGCGACGTGGCGTACATCACCAGCGTGGTGAGATGTCGTGACTTCGACGGGTGTGCCAATTCAGGCCAAGCCGGAAAGTTCACCACCGTCACGGTGAGCTTCGAGTTTACGCACACGTTCAACGGTTGGAGTTATGGTCCTGATCCCATTACAGGCAATTGCGAATACACCCGCTATCCCTCGACGTTCACACAAACGTGGACGGCGATATACCAGCGGCGACTACTCACCACCGAATACTTGGCCTCCGGCGACTACGTGCTGGTGCGTGTGATTCCGCCAATAACGGGAGATTCCGCGGCCATCTATGCCGGGTGTCTCATCTCGCCGTGTTCGACGCCTGCGAAATACTTCCCGCTCGAATACTGCGCGCCGAGTTACCTCGCCGACGTTGACTATCAAGGAAACAGCTTTCCATGGACACCACCCAAGACTCTCAGCGTTACCCGCATTTGCTGAAGCGCGTTTCGTTTCAGTTCCAAGGCGAGCGCCGCACCCGGTGCTTCCGGGTGCTCGATGGCGAGCTCGTGCCGGTTGAGTGTCCACCGGCACCGGAGCCGCCTCCTGGCATCGGTGACGCGGTGGCCGCGGCAACCAGCGCCGCCGGTATCAAGCCGTGCGGCGCGTGCAAGCGCCGACAGGCGGCGCTTAACCGGCTGACGCCAGCATGGGTGCGGCGCGTACTTGGCGGACTATTTCGGTAGGAACGTGGTGCGTACGCGCTACACTCGGGGGATGCACCCGGGAATCCGCACCGCCATGGAACGTCGTGACGCCAACCGCGGGGAGTGGTGGCTGGCGCGCAAGGACACCGATCCGCCGGGAAAATGGACACTCACGGCCGATCCGGCCGGCGATTGGGATTGGCGATTCAAGGTGGGAAACAGTAAGTGCCGAGCGGTTGCACGGTTACGCGCTGCGGCCGAACGCGAAGCAGAGCGCGATCGGAAAGCGCGCGCTGAGGCCGAGTTACAGGCCGCGCCTGAACAATCAAAAATCCGTGTTACGGCACAGGGAAAAGTGCTGGTAAATCGCGCCTTTGTCGATAGTATCCGCGCACGGAGTGCGGAGTACCAGTTCGGTGACGGTGCGGATAAGTAATCGCGGATTTTACATATCGCATTTTACATAACACGCATAAGCGTCAATAACCGAACCTCCGCGCTCCTCGTGATGAGGAGATGCGACGATGGAAAGTGCAGAAAGCAAGCCGGAAACCAAGCGCCTCGGACGGCCAAGCGTTCACCTTGAACCCGCGTTGGCGGTTCGGATCTCGGCCTCGGTGTATGAGCGCCTTGCGCTCTCGGCGACCGCAGCGCGGCGCACGATGCGCCAGCAGGCCGATTACCTGATTTCCGAGCAGCTCGACCAGCTCGACGGTGCCTCCCTTGAAACGCGGGGGGGTGGCCGGTGAGCGCTCTTGCAACCAACGTTCCCCAGCGCACCGGCCTCACGCCGACGGAGCGCGTCGAGGCCAACGCGAAGATGGTGAAGGCGCTCGCGCCGATCATTCGCGAGGCGTACATCATTCGCATTGGCGACCGGAACTACATGACGGTGCCGGGGTGCCAAATCATCGCTTCCGGCCTCGGCTACACCACCGGCACGGCCTCCCTTCAATACGTTCCCGCCGCCGATGGCCTTGCCGGTTCCTGGCGTGCGTCCGTCGAGGTGATGGACGATTCCGGCCGCGTGGTCGCCGCTGGCGTTTCCAGCGTGTTCGATGACGAGAAGCCGT